TCTGTTGAGAGAATGTTTGCTAATTCGGTTTCTGCATCTAGACCATGAACTGCTTTGAGGTCTTGTGCGAGTTCCATGGAGTATTCTGCCTTGAGAGCACGGGTCTTTGCAGTAACCGTAACTTTCTCAATAGAGAATGCCATTTCTTGGAATGTGTTACCAGCGGCACCATCACCTAAATTCTCACCTTGACTGGTGGTCATAGCAGCAACAGCAGCAGCGTTAGATGTGAAAGTTTCTGTGGTATTAGCAGCTAGAGTCAAACTTGTCAACTGTGCCAATTGAGCAGCAGTAATAGCTGCATTGGAACCAGAGAAGAATGTGTTAGCTTCGTTGTAGAAAGCTTCTGTACCAGTTTGTGTGCTATAGCGTGAACGCATAGCGAAAATCAAACCAGTTGGGCCTGTCATTGGTTGAACACCGCAGACATCATAAGCGATTAGGTTTGGCAATGAACGGCGAACCAAGCTGATTAAGATTGGGTCAAAGTTTTGAATTGCAGCACCAGTTGTGTTGTTTATGGTTTCTGTAATCATACCAGATTTCTGCATTTCTACGGCTTGGTTCTCAAGCACGACAGCTGTTACAGCTTTACGATATGGGTCAGAAATTGTTGGAAGGTCTGGATGATCCAGAACGCCATTCCATTTTTGTTGTAGTGGTTCGGACAAATACATTAAGTTTCTCCTTTGTTTTACTTAAAATTTTGTTTTAGAAATTGCGTTAGATACTGCGGCAACAAATGGATCATTAATCACTTTTTGTTCACCAGCATCTTCTACTATTTCGTGTAGTTGTTGTTCATTGGCCTTTTTAATGCCAGATGGAAAATAGTTCTCACGAATTGTTTCAAGCTTATTTGTATATTCTTCCTCTGTGGAGAACTCTACACCCTCTGCGAGTGATTTGATTTTTTCAGCTTGTGTGGTTGTGAGACCATCACATACTTCACGGGATAATTCATTCTTGCGGGATTCTACAAGAGCTTTAGCATAAGAAATGCCACGCTCAATTTCTTCATTGAGTTTGCTTTCTAGTTCTTCAACTTTACCAGCAAGTTCGTCAACGAGGTCAACTTTTTCGGTTGGAACATCAATATAATGTTCTGCGAAAAGATTGCGTAGACCAGCAATAAATTCTTCGGTGAGTTCAGCACGGAGGCCGGACTCAATTGCGATTTCGTTATCTGTTAACCATTGTTCAACGACATAGTTTAGGTAGTCATCTACTTTATTGGTTAAATCAGTTTTGATGTCATCAATAGCTTCTTCAAGCATTGATGTATATTTTTCTTCAATTTCTTCTTCAATTTGCAATACTCGGTCTTGAACACGAGCTTCAAAAATTGTAGAAACTTTTTCTTTGAATTCTTCGGAGATGGTAGAATCGTCAGCAAAGAGAGCATCTACATCCTCTTTCATCTTTTCTTTCATCTTCATTTTCTTCATCATTGCTTTATCTTCTTTCTCATCATCATGCATTTTTTCAGCAATGACTTCTTCTTCAGATTCAGTTTCTTCCATTTTGGCAGAAGCAGCTGAAGCCTTCATTTTGATAGAAGCGGCATTCTTAGAAGCTGCAGAACTATCAACCGCCTTGGTGGTATCCAATTTAGCAGAGTCATCGTCCGGCTTATAATTCTCTGGTGTTGGTCCGCCCACATCAACGACTTGGGTGGACATTTTATGCATTGGCTCGCTCGGAGCGGATTTCTTACTTTGAGTAAGAATGTCTGCTGCAGCTTCCATTAGTTTATTTGTTGCCATTAGGAATCTCCTTATGATTTCTTATTTATAAAATTAAAGTTTTCTGAGGTAATTTTCAAACAGTTTTAGAGCAGTAGCCTCTATTTGGCTACGGGAAGCTCTCTGTATTGTTGTTTTAGCGATGTCAAAGTCCTTCTCTACGAAGTGACCCTCTACAAACATCCACTCTTTATTCTCCATGATGCCGTTAACGAAAGCGCCTGGTGCCGATGGATCTGCTACAATATCGGCCGCAGTAGCAAGCTTTAGGTCGTCCTGAACAAGGTTATAACCCTCTTTGGTCTGTACCAAAGAACCTAAGGCTCTAGATGACACTCCTACTTGAATATCGTTATCAATAAAATTCTTAACGATTTGGCCATAAGGAGTTTCTAAAATTAATGCTTTGCCATAGTATGTGTTTCCATCTTCTTTTAGAGAAACAATTTTGTGTGATACTCGCTCTAGATTAATAGACGGCGTATCTGGATGCCCTAGTTCACCAAGCGCTCGGTTGGTGTTAATGAATTCTTCTGTATAACGATTAACTTCATTGCGAAGTGTATCCATTTTATACATGCGATTGTTTTTATTAACGGCATCACCCACTAAAAAGGTGCCTTCAATGTATAGTTTTTTTCTACCATCTTCCATTTTCTCGGTAAGATACTTTACATTTTCTACGGATTCTCTAATAAGTTTCATTGTTACATTCCTTCTAGTGCTGGAGTATAAGTAGCCGTTTTCGCTAGTTGCATCACCAAAGTTCCTGCTGTTCCTGTATGTTCAATAAACACATTTTGTGTTGCGCTATTTGCAAAAGTAATATCATATTCATATAATACCAAATTAGTAGCAGCTGAAGGCAATTCTAAAATCAATGTATTTGAAGTGGGTGTAGCACCTCCTGTGGTACTTGTCCCTCTATAAATTCTAAAAATACCATTTGTTGATGTTGACACCTGTGCAATAGCAGCAGCTGACACCGTTTCTCCCGTTTGTGCTGAAAGTGCCGACAAATTAATGTGTGTATTAGCAACACCACCTACAACACGAATTGTTGATTTTGCTCTAACAGCGTTTATGATTTCAAATGGCATTTTATTTTAGTCCTATTGATGCTCGCCTACGCATTGACATTTTTCTCTTTAGCAATGACCGGCGAAGCTTAGCCCTTCTTGTTGTTTTCCATGACCGTTTCAATAAACGGGATTTTCTTAATCTCTCTACAGCTGAAATTCTTTTAACTGTGTTACCTGAAATTCTATACCCTTTAATACCAGAGCGTCTGCGATTCTTTTGAACCACAATTTTACCTTTAGCTGTTCGTCTAATTCTACGGCGAATTCTAGTAATTCGTCCCATTTTAATGAGATTTGGATTTCTTTTCTCATCAAGCTGTTCTTCTACAAACTCAAACATATCTGCTTCTACATAACGCTTGGCTTCTTCCAAGCGTTTTTCTACTATCTTAGCTAAACGATTAATACTGTGTTGTTTAGCTTCGTTTAATTTACCAGAAATAATTAATTCAATTAAATTCATTTTACTTTACTAAATGAAAACTCTGTTGCTTTTTGCATGTGGTGTGCAGACCTTGCCACCATATCAGCAAACTTCTTTTTATTTTCATCATTCAAACTTTTATGCACCATCAATACTGCATGTGCGGTTTGAACATCAACCTTACTAGCAGAACCATCTTTGTGCCTTACTGTGCCATAACTGTGGCTATCTTTAATTTTTTGTAGTTGACCTATCGCATCAACTGCTTCTTTAATCGTTTCTTCTGCTTGAAGCGGAGAATCAACACCTTTACCATAAGGAATGGTAAAATATTTATCTAATTGTTTGTTATAATATAGAGCTACTCGTGTTTTATTTGGATATAAACGAATAGCCTTGCGTTTTAACATCAAAACAAAAGGCGGATCTTCTTCTATATCTGTTGTAACCTCTACAAGTTCAAAATCTTCTTTAATATCTTCATCTTTGCCGTAAGCCACATCACCAATTTTAATACGATGAGCTCTTACTTTACGACCAGAAGGAGATACTTTAATGTCGGCAGTATCTAAAATACCTTCTTCTAGTCCTTCTTTTACCGCTTGTCTAGCACGCATGAAAATTTGTTTATTATTACTAATTAAATCTGCCATGCGATTAAACAAGTTACGCATAATTTCTCTATCAGCATTATTGAACTGTGGACGCTCTTCTGTCATCTTGTCCATAATGCGATGAATTCGTGCTAACTGTGCCTTATTGGCCAGACCAGCACGAACAAGCATGTCAAACTGTTTATAGTCCGACTTTTCTTCTTCTACAAGGTTTTTAAAATCTTGTAAATTTTTCATTCTTCTTCTACTGGTGTATCCGCTGTGTCTTGAACTTCAACATCTAAATTTTCTTCACCGCTATACAATGCTTGTGCTAATTCAATTTTTTTGGTATCTAATGCTTCAAAGGCTCTAGATGCTAAAAGGTCGTTCAATAATTCTTTAGCACCAACTGCATTGCCAGTAGCCACTTGATTAATAAAGTTTTGTGTGTCCATATTATTCTCCGTTTATCGCCTATTTAGTAGAGATGAATACTTCTCTACCTCAGCATCCAACATTGGTGTCATAGATTCAGAGGCACCATTCTCTTGTGTATTATCTTCCGGTGGATATTCTTCAGCACTTACTTGCTCTTGTTCCATGCCAGGCTGCTGAAGTGGTTGGCCGACACCTTGTTCAGATTCTTTGGCCATTTCTTTTTCCATTGCTTCTACATCTTCATCCGTTTGTTGTAGAATATTCTTTTTAACCCATTTAGCAGAGAAGTATCTGCCCATATATGGATCAACAGTTGCTAACAATTGAACTCGTGATGTAAGTAATTCTGTATCTCTTAGCTCCGTGAAGTTATTATCCTTCATGTAGTCATAATAGATATCTTCTCTAAATTGGCGCCATTCATCTTGTGAACAAATGCCCTTTAGAACTAATTGTTTTTCTAACGCATGGTCAAATATTTGAGAAAACTTATTACGCAATCTGGTAATAAATTTCATAAACTTAACTTCGTCACGGGTTACTTCAGTTGTGCGACCAAGACCAATCATGCCACCTTGTTGTGGTTCTAAACGAGAAACTGGAACATTCAATGACTGTAAAAGCTTCTGACGGAAGTATTTTACATCCTCTAGTTCACCAAGGTTTTGGCCTGCAGGTAATGTGGTAATCTCTGTGCCTTTACCGCCTTCACGGCGTGGCAGCCAGAAATCTTCAAGCATTGACATGTGCTTGCGGTCATCACGCAACTCACCAGTATTAGCATCATAAACCATCTTGTTACGAT